TCGGGCATCGTGATCTGGTGTCCGAAGACGTTGAGGCTCTTGATCCCTTCGCCAAAGGTTCTCTCGGGCTCAAACCGCTTGGTCTGAACGAACTGAGACGCGAAGGTGAGACCCATCTTGTTTCCGAATGGAACGTCATAGCAAATCCGTGCGGCATCGCCTCCAGACCCTAAAGCCGACGGGGTCTGGTTGGAGAGATAGATCTCGAAGGGCCAGATGATCCCAATTCGACCATTTCTCAAAACCGATTTTCCGTCGCCGGTCATAGAAGCGTCCTTGAGGTCCGATTTCATGATGATTCCACCGAACCACTCGGGGCAAACCATCCAGGCCCCTTCCTTGGGAACATTCTGCTCTCCAAGGCACACACCGCAGTCCACGATAAACTCAAGAACATTGGCCTTTGTGATCTGAAGAGCTGTTCCAGCAACACCAAGATTGATGTCCTGGGAAATGACACCAGCGGTAGAGCCTACGTTTCTGGCGTGAGCACCACCTCGAAGGCTTGCGAGAACGTGGGTATCGATGTTATTGGACATCAATTCGCCGTACATCGTGGTCCACTTGTCGAGCAACTTGATGTCGCTCTGATAAGCGTCAACGCTGTCCACCACCGCCCCAAAATAGCGACCATGGTCGATCAGCAACGAAATGGCAGGGGATTCCAGACGCTCAAAGGTAAGATCCTGGCCTTTGCTGTAGGTATTGATGGTTCCTGTCGGGATCGTGCGAATGACTACGGTGTCTCCGAAGTCCTTGATCTCGCCTTCATAGTCCGTGTTGGAGATTGCTGCCAAAACATTTTTGGCATACAATTTGGTCAATAACTTTCCAGACCAAATGACCGGAATAAACATACTCGTTCCGGTAACTGAATAATCAGGATGTCCCGCTACTCTTGGTAGACTCATAGTAAATTCCTCCTTGCTTCACCCCTTAACCACTCATGTTGAGTATTTTAAGGTCAAAATTTTTATTTAATAACGCCCATTGCTTTCAGCAATCGACGCTCCTCTTTTTCTGCATCTGCCTCACGACCCCGATACACCCCATCCACTTGGTCCTTGTAAAACTTGCTCAGATCAGCGGTCGTTACGGTTTGCCCGTCTTTCCCGGGTGACGAAATTTTTGGTCCACCCGATCCACCTCTTGGTGGGTCAACTCTATGGGGATCCACATCCTTACCCTTATTCTCTGGGGGTTTGGGTGGAAGTTTGACTGTTTTGAAATCCTTGAAAAACTGTAAGGTTGCGTCCGGATCATGTCGGTCCCAGGCAGCCGATAAAAGCTCATGCTTGGTTCTGCCTGTGTAGATATCTTTGTTTTGAAGCCAACTAATAAACTCCGGATCCTTGTTGAGGGTTCGCCATTCCTTTCCGACCCCTGTATCACCATCGAGCTGCCCTAAAAACTTTTCCTTGGCATTCTGGCCGATACCTTCATTCACCTTACCGACCGTCTGCTCTACCTTGGTTATTTTTTCCTGGACAGGCTTCATCTGGCTATCCACGATCGACTTAGCAATGATCGTGGCGGCCTCGAACACATCCGGATATTCCGCTTTAAACGCCTTCAACTTAGGGTTATCCTCGATGTTGCTCGGAGGAGTTTCCGGTTTGGCTGGTTCCTCTTTTGGTTTCTGGAGTAGCTCAAGGTTCTTTATCTTCTGATTGGCCTGCGCTAACTCATACGCCAGTGCGGGAACCTCGGCGTTATATTTCCCCTGAAGGACACTGAACTTATGTTCAAAATCCTCCCTGGGTGGTTCCGGTGTCGGAATCTCTACCGGCTCTTCTTCTTTGACCGGTTCCTCTTTGGGCTCTTCTTTTGGGGTTTCTTTGGGTGGAGCGTCATCTGGTTTTGGTTCCGGTTTAGGTGCGGAACTTACTTCCCCACTTTCCGGATCAATCACAACCATCTGGCCGTATTCCTTCTCCCATGCCTCGTGAGCCTTCTTTTCCGCTTCCTCAACAGCCCTAGCAGTGTTCTTGTTAGGCATACAATTCTCCTCGGCAGCCGACTTAACGGTCTTGCCTAAATTTTATTTCCACTGGAGCCCTCTTCGGGTATTCCGGTGGATGGTAAAACTGGTTAGTGCTATTCAATTTTCAAAGAACAAAAAAAACCCGCAAATCAATTCCTACCATTTTAGTAGGAATTGCTGCGGGTTCGTAATTTCCCCTCGGGTGGGGGATCACAAATATCCCGATATTACCTGTTAAATTATATTATACTACTTTTCCATCTTCTTCCGCAACCCGACTTCAAATCGATCGATATCGCAGAATCCTCCATTATTTAGATGCAGGGTAATTCTGCCTGTAAAATTGGAATCGATCAGGCCAAAATGCTTTAAGCCCTGGAGCAATACCTTTTCAAACTGTTTCCATTCGTCTGGGGTAGCCATCAACCTATCGTCCTATCGTCCATCATTTCCCTGCCTTTTTCAGAATTTCCGGACCTTTTGCAATTAATTCCTTTAGGATATTGAGCTGATTGGCTTTACCTTTATTTATTAAATCCTTTCTCTCATCCGATACCATGTCGAGCGCGTTGTGAACTGCCTGAGCGACAAAGCTATCCTCTATCCATTTCTTAATAACTTCCCAATTCTGGTTTCCCTGGAGATTAGTGATGGCTCTATTCACGCGCTCGTCTGGCCGGATCATTTCTTCTCCTTCTCGTTAAACTCTCTGGTATCGGTTCCCTGGACGGGCCGACCGGAAGCATCTAATGTTGATGGACCAGGCGCATTATTACCAGGGGGTAGGGCGCCCGGCGGCACGATCGGAACGGCTTGTCCCTGAAATGCTTTTTCACCATCGATATTTAAAGCAGAGGCCGCTGTTTTGAGGATATATTTGCGTCCCTCGATGCCCGTAATTTGGACATCCAATGGGTTGTTCGTTTCCCTTGCAAACTCCATGAGACGTATTCCTTGCTGCTCCTTGGATGCGAGCTGGGAAGATCCCCTCGCCACAATCTTGATATCTCCAAGGATCCCGGGTCTCGGGTTTATTTCCATCGTCACTTCAAACTGGCGTTGAATGATGGGGCTAATAACGTAAAGGTCCAGATTCTTAATCACACCCTTAATCCCGCGAGCTGCGCTGGTCATGAGCATTGATAACCCGGAGGCTGTGTTTCCGGCCCCTCCAACCTGCGGATCTCCGTGGGCATAAGCAGGAATCCCTGAATGTTCGTCCGCCACCTTCGAGAAAGTTGTAAAGACCATGATTAATTTCTCGACAACCATAGGGGGCGCATAAAAAGTCACGGCTGGGGCCTGGGTCATCTGTGAATTTTCAGACTCAAATATCTTCCATGCCCAAAGGGTTGGATCAAAATCATCAGGAAATCTATCTCGATTGACCTCCACCATCGGACCGGAAGCGATCCCCACATTATTGACTAAGGCTCGGGCGGTAGCGTTGCAGATCGCCTGAATATCCTCGATTAACTCAGGAACACTTTCCCCCCAGACGGAATCAGGACTATAGTCGAAAGAGGTGCTGCTGTAGGGTTTTTCTCCAACGGGATCATAATTCAACATGGCCTTAATCACATGATCGCCGATTAAAAAGGCCGTTGCGTGATAGGGCATCTCATCTTGGAGTTCCCCCCGAAGACCCCACTCCTTCAGTTTTTTACCCGAGCATAGACCCCACCAAATTAAACAGGGAATGAGATTTGTATCGATCTTATCCAGAGTACCTTCAAGATTATTTTCAATCTCTGCCCTTTCCTGATCTACGTTGGTCTGCCAATCTTTTAGTCCTCCCTGCTCCCATTCTTTCAGGACTGCCCGGATCTGATCTTCTTTATAACCAGGTACGCCAATTAGGTTGGCCAATACATCCGGTCGATAATAGGTCCGCTCGATAAGATCTCCATCCTGAATATTCTTTGCGTTTTTATCTGGGAAAATATCGAACGGATTCACGCGGTCATACTGAGAGATAATGCGTTCCTCCGCGATGGTCTTTAACATCCCGGTCTGTGGATCCGTCACAACCTTTTTAACTTTCTCTTTACGAAAGACAGGCCCCTTGATACAGCACGCCTTAAAGGTCACGATATCGTAAATGATCTGATCCAGGGCTGTATAAAAACCACCCTCCACGAGAGCATCGTCAATCACCTTTTCAAGCTCCAGACAACGCTCTTTTGCTTTATCGTAGATCATTTGCTTGAGGCGTCTCTCAAATTCTGGCTTCATCTGCTCGATCTGTTCCTGGATGACATCAAACGTGAGTGGCTGACCGTTCATCATGGCATCCGTCAAGAACTGCATAATAGCAGTCTGGTAAAATTGCTTTGTGAGCTGGGCTTCGATTTCTGGTGGTAATTCTGGCTCTGGCGTAGGCTCAATAGCCCAGGGCTTCTGGGAGGGCTGTTCTATGATATCCCGGATCCATGCCTCTCCAGATCGGCATTTCGTTTTGGTCAGCTTGAGATAGACCTCTGAACTCCTGATAGATCGAATCTCTTTAAGTTTTGTGGGAGAATATTCTCCCTTCCTCGCCCTGAGACATTCAATCATCTCTGCGGCGATGGGTTCTTTAGCCGTTTTGACCCGCTCCCAAATCGTCTTAATGTGTCCAGACAGAAGAGAGATTTTCTGCTCATCTGCCACCGGTAGGGCGGCGGCCTGTGCCTCTTCCCGAGCCAGGTCATCAGCGGTTTTTACAGGAAGCATCGAATTCATTACCATAATGGTCTCCTCTTAAAAAAGTTCCTCCTCCCCCGTTTATGTAAAAGCACCCACCGGCGGCGCACTCCTCCGTACCTGTGTTGCACCACCATGACTGATATGTCTCCTCACCTTGATCATTCCGGCCTCATAAGTAAGCGCGGCATATTGTAGGCCATCGTGTGGATGGCTTTCTTTTGTTTTTTCCGGTTCATCCTTGTATCGTTCCTCTCCAGTAACGAGTAATCGTCTCATGCGGTAGGCCCCATTAAACCCGCGGATGAGCGTCTTACATTTTGGTGAAATCTGAAAAGAAGGTTTCCATGGAAGGTCATGCTCCGTCTTTTTCTGGACAGGAATCATCTTCGTGAGTAAGGTATTCACGGCTCCCAGGCGTGCCGGATATGCGTTCGAGGGTGCAGGCACACCGGGAAGATGTTGGGCTGCTAATTCTCGAAAGCAGGTACTACTATCGGTCTGGGTTCGTGACGCACCCGAAGGATCACCCGTAATACAAACCTCCATCCCAAAATAGGTGGTTAAGAGGGCTGGCTTTAAGAGTCTTGTGATAAATTCCCTGATGTCCATATTCTCGGCAACGATTTCATCCAAAACATGAAAGGTCCCGTTCGGAAGACCCTGGCACAACACGGCGGCTGGATTACGGCCAAAGTCCAAACCGATGATGAGCGGGATACTTCGGATGGGTTTAATCTCTTCTTTCGCCACGTGAAGAAAAGAAGACCAGTTAGAATAGACCGGCCTACCGTCTGCGACGAATCCGTATTGCCCATCGACATAGACCTTGATAAATTCAGTGCTTGCCCCGATCATTAATTTGGCGTAATAATCTGGCGGTAAATTAGGCAGATTCTCGGCCATCGGACCCCGGCCAGAAGGTTGGTGAAAGATCTTCGATAAGGGGATCCCTTGATCGGATCCACATTTCAGGCAGTGACCATTTTCTCCTCGCTCGTCTAAAATAAATTCCCCGGAGCATACTTTATTTGCACAGATCCAGGGCTTAATCTCTTCGAAAAGTTTATAAAACCAGTGATCCGTGTCGCATGGGTTCGTATCGCAAAAGATCCCAGCCCACGTCGCCCCACCATCTTTCATAGACGGATAACGATTGACCCTACCTCTCATGTGATCAAAAATGGGCTTAGCGATTTCTCGGACTTCGTTAAACCATGCGAAACTTAATTCCAGGGAGAGAAGGTTTCTCACGTGATCCGGTTTATCCAGGGCTCGAAAGAGGACCTCAATCCAAACGTCGGATCCATCCGGAGCCTTCATGGTATCGATCGTATAGTCATGGGTTGAAGAAACGTAATGGCCAAACTGCTCGTGGGGAAGCCAATCCATAAAGGTCTTAATGGTCGTATCGCGCAGTTGCGGATAAGTATTTCTCACTACGGCGCATCTGGTTCGCCTGACACCATCCGGACCCGGCTGCTGTTTGAGCGCCCGCTCTAGGAGATGAATCACCATGGCGGAAGATTTTCCGGAACCGTATGGACCGACCACTCCACGCAGGAAGGTGTCATCCTGAGAAAAGGCTTTTAAGGTGGGAACAGATTTATAGGAATAAACAACTTTCATTAATCATCCAGATCGTATTGATGTCGTCTGAGTACCCGGAAGGCGCGACCGAGAGCAGTCTCAGTCATGCACCAGTGCGGTGGACCGCTCCCAACACCATTTGAGTGAGGCTTACCTCCCTGACAAAAATAGCAGGTAGCCTCCATGATGCCGTGCCTACAGGTTACTTGTGTTTGTAATACTCGACTCTTCGTTCCGACTCGGACACCCGTCCCTCTGATGGTTTCCTCGCGCCATACCATTCGAGAACCTTCCCCGGTTTGGTCACGCTGACCAAACACCACTCTTTCTTACCCGTGCTTTCTCTGACCTTTTGACGTAGCATTGTTCCTCCTGGTGCTCATATTGCGTAGTTTATCTTCAAAAAAAATGAGGATAAACTTCAATCGTAACGAATTTCTACCACTGCCTTATCAATACTGACCTGGACCGGTTTTGTTCCCGTAGTAGATTGCTGTGGATTGCTAACCTTCAGCCAATCATCGATGAGGTTCATCAGGTCCTTGTGATCCTTGAAAACCAATTCTTCCTTATGGGCCTTATCAATTCTTGCCTTTACTATTTGAAATAACTTCTCATCACCATCCTTAATTTCGTCCTTGTGTTGCTCAAGGAACGGATTGGCGATGCTCCTATCATTGTCTAGGGCCAATAGATCCCAACCAAACCTCTCTCGATACCGCCCGATGGTAATCGGTGCCGGTCCAAATATTTCACTCATCTTTTCATAGGTCATATTTTTTCGTTCGACTGGTGGAAGATTTATAAAATAAGCCTTCATTCTTTTGGCCAGTTCTGTCTCTTCTCTGGGAAGCCTACGGAAAGCGCGGTCTTTCTCTTTTTTAACTGGAACCAGGGCGTTAGTCATCTAATGCCTTCCTTAATTTATTTTCAGCATCGATCTCTAAAATTCGAAGATCATATTTATTTGCCAAAAAGTAGGCGAATCGCTTGATCTTGCTCTCGCGTTCTTCCTCGGGGTAAGAGAGGATCTGGGCCACAAATGCCTCGACTTCATAATTCAGGCGCAACCTTCTGGAATCAGAATAATTCGAGCAATGGCAAATCGGGTTTCTATACCACTGCTTCACGTGGGTCAACTCGTGGGCATGGATCCCCTCATCGTCCCGATAGCGCGGGCGAATAGAGACAAACATCCGCTTCGTGTAACCACCCGTGTCCGGTCCCATGTCA